AAAGATGGTGTAAACAAAACCATTCTTAGCTTAAAGGTTAATAGCTTTTCATTTGGTGCAAAACCAGTAAATGCTCAAACTAATAATATTCCAAATCCAGACCTAGATGATGAAATACCATTCTAATGAGTGATATTTATTTAGTAGATTTTGAACCCAACAAATTATCTTACCAGCAAGAAGAACTAGGAATTACATTTGCTGATTTAGATACTGCTGTAGAATTAATGAAAAAAGAAGAAAAAATGATTGTTGCAGAATTAACAGTTTACTTCAGCAGACAAGGTGGTTACAAAAATATAACCGAATTAAATGGTTTAATTTATTCGGACACAAAGTTTAAGGATTATTTTGATAGATACGAGATAACCTTAAAAAAGAGGAATCAAGCTAAAATTAGATTTGAATCCTTTAAAGCCTTTCGTGATGACCTAAGAACTAAGGTGGTCAATGAAAGGGAAATGGCAAAACATAATTTATAGAAAGGATTATTATGTCACAAACACAAGCAATCTTAGAGTACCTTAAAAAAGGTAACACAATAACTTCATGGGAATGTATTCATAAATTTAGATGCACCAGATTAAGTGCTAGAATTTATGATTTACGAGATCAAGGTTATAATATAATCACAAATAACATCACCGAAAATGGCAAAACTTTCGCTGAATATACTTTGTTAAGCAGTACATTGTTAAAGGAGAAAGATTAATGTCAGATAAATATAATCTTGAGGAAGAATTAAACCAAAGAGAATTAGATCAAGACAATGAAAAAGAAACTGCAATGTTTAAACATTTAGCTGATATAGGTGTAATGGATAAATTAGTTTTTGCTCTAAATGAATATATCATTAAGTTTGGCAGGACTAGCAATGTCCACGATCAATGTTTTGATTTAAAGCTACAAGTTCTTGAAAATAAAAAACATCTTCAAGAGTGGATTGAAAAAATATGATAGAGCATTTTGAAAAGTTTAATGATTATGGAAAGGGATTACTTCCATTGTCATTTAGTCATCTTAATGAATTTGCTTTTTATCGTGAAAGGTGGGCATTAAGGCGAATATTTGGCTATCAATTTCCAACATCTGCACCTGCAATTAGAGGTCAAGTTGTTGAATCTGGTATCAATATGTTTCTAAATGGAATACCTATTGAAGAAGCTAGTGAAAAGATGATAGCTGAATATGATGCTAATTGTTTAGAAATAAATGACCCTAAAATAGATGATGAAAGGGCAAACCTAGTTCCATTATTAGAATTAGGTACTAAAACCTTTCAAGAGTATGCTTATAGGTGGACTTTATTGAACTATCAAAAAAAGGTAGAATTAGATATAAAAGGTATTCCATTCATAGGATATACTGATTTTCATTTTGAAGATAAAAACACTAAAGAAGATTTTTTTATCGATTTGAAAACATCTAAACTTTTACCTCAAAAGATAAGTATTTCCCATGCTATGCAACAAGCTATTTATCAAAAGGCAACTAATGCCAAGCAGATATTATGGTATCTTAAAAACCCAACTAAAACTAAAGATGCTGAATATATTGCTATGTCATTAGATGATTATGTTATGCCTATGAAAATATGTGAGCATATAGTTGAAGTGATGGGTAATTACTTAAAAACTGTTAATAGTCCAGATGACGTTAAAAACTCTTTGATACCAAACCCAGATAATTGGATATGGAAAGAAGAAACTGTTTTAAATGCCAGAAAAGAAGTCTGGGGATATTAAACCAAAAAACCCCTTTAGGTTTATGCTTAGAGGGGTTACAATAAACTAAATAGATTTGGAGATCATAATGTTTATAGACGAAAATTCAAAACCAAGAGAGAAATTAAAAGCATGGTATCTTTTCACAGAAGATTTCATAGCAGGTACTCAAGCCTTAACAAATGAGGAAATAGGCATATATATCAGATTGCTTTGTTATAACTGGAATAAAAGATGTTCTGGGATACCATGCGATAATATGAAATATTATAGGATAGCTAGTTGTTTTACAGAAAGTGAAAAAGAAAGTTGTCATAAAATTTTAGAACAATTTTTTATCCAAGTTGGGGAACATTTCCAGAATGAAAGACAATTACAAGAGTATCTATTTATAACAAGAAGAATGGAAGCATCTAAGGAAAATGGCAAGTTAGGTGGTAGACCAAAAAAACCTAGCCTAGAACCTAGAGTAAAACCTAAAGGTAACCTAGATGAAACCCCTCCTACCCCTACCACTACCCCTACCACTACTAAAACCACTAAAATAAGTTATAATCCCTTTTTTCATAAGTTCTGGAATAAGGTTTCCAATAAAGTGAGTAAGGGCATAGCAGAAAAGAACTTTGTCAAGCTAGAGCAAGAGTGGATAGAAAAACCAGAAGAACTAGCAGATATGTATAATAAATATTATAATTCTGTTGAGGATAAGCAATTTGCCAAACAACCTGCTTTCTGGTTATCAGCTAAAAAGTATGAAGATGAAAAACCAACTAAAAAAGAAGAACTTAAAACAGACCAATATTCAATGAGGTTAAAAGTTTTTAAAGAAGCTGTGGATAATAAAAAGGGTAGTGCATTTGTGCATAAATATGCAAAACAACACCCCTATGATGTTCAAAGAGCGATTAATGAGGGTGTATTTAGTAGAGAAGAAGCTGTAATTTATTTAGATATGGGGAGTTGGGTATGAGAGATATTATTAATTACAAATTTACAATTACTTACATTTTATCAATAGCATTAATAAACATAGGTTTTGTTTATGTTCCGTTAATTCCATTTTTTGACACAATGTATCCACCAATGAGTATAGTTGTTGGCTTGATATTTATATTAAGAGATTTTGCACAAAGAGAAATAGGGCATAAAGTTTTTATAGCTATGTTTATAGGTGCTTTTTTAAGTTATATAATGGCTAATCCATATATAGCATATGCTTCTTTAGTTGCTTTCTTAATTTCTGAAATAGTAGATTGGGCAGTTTATAGCTTTACAAAGAAACCTTTACATCAAAGAATATTTTTAAGTTCTTTGCTTTCTACCCCTATTGATAGTGCAATATTCCTATTAATGATTGGTAATTTTAGTGTTTTAGCAACCATAACAATGTTTATTAGCAAAATGATTGCTTGTTTAATTATATGGTATTGGTTAGTAAAAAAATGATACATTATCATGGCACTCCACTTACACCTAAAGAGCAATTTTATAAAATGGCAGGAAAACATTTTTGTGTTTCTTTTGCTAGACCAGATGATGCAGATAGGTGTAAATCTATAGGGCAATCAGTAATGTGGGATAATGGTGCATTTACAAGTTTTACAAAAGGCAAGCAACTTGATTTTAATGCTTATTATGATTGGTTACAAAATAAATTAGGACACCCTCATTGGTGTGTAATTCCAGATGTTATAGGTGGTTCTGTTCAAGAACAAAAGGAATTAATAAAAAAATTCCCATACCCAAAAGAATTATCTTCACCAGTATGGCATTTAAATTTAGACTTGGATTATTTATTATTTTTAACAGATACCTATCCTAAAGTATGTTTTGGAAGTAGTGGAGAATATTGGAATGTTGGTGATGAAAAATGGTCTGCAAGAATTGATGTAGCATTTAATCTTTTAGCCAAAAAAAATAAGTTTATACCTTATATTCATATGTTAAGAGGTTTGTCTTTAGGTGGTACTAAATACCCATTTGCATCAGCTGATAGTACTAATGTGGCTAGAAATTTTAAAGATAAAAATAAATGTCCAGAATTAATGGCTAGAAAAATAGATGCAATGCAAAATCCAATTTTTTGGAAACAAACTTTAAATCAACAAGAATTTTTCGGAGATAATTAATGAATGTAATAGATATTAGAAATCCATTAGAAAAGAAAAGGCAAACATATTTAGCTTTTTACAAAGATGGAATTTATGATGGCATATTAAATCAAAAGCCAGACCCTAGAAATAATTCATCAGCTTATTATAAAAAAGGTTTTGATGATGGTTTAAAATTGCTAGAGTTAATTAAAGAATATGATCTTGGAGAATAGAATGTATGTAAATAGTGAAGTTAAAAATAGTTATTATGGTTTAAAAAAGGTTTTTAGAGATTTTAAAAATAAACAAACTAAAATAAAAGATGAAGAAAAGTTTGAAGATGTACCCAAAGAACTATCAGATAAAGATAAAGAGGGTTCTTATAAATTTATTGGTTATATGGATTATTATTTAGGTGTTAAGTTCGATCAAGATAAAGATTTAGAAGTGCAACCATCTGGAGTTACTGCTAAAAATAGAAATTACGATTATGCTAATTCAAAGTTTGTAGGGAGTTTAGACTAATTTAAGAGGTGCAATCATACCATAGGGTTAGTTAACCCCTGCTCTATGGCTCTTAAATCAAGCCTAATTTGGATAAAATATAAAAATATGTAGCTTTTTTAGAAATAATTATATAAATCTTAATTACCTAACTATGGGGTAAATAGGAATGGCAAGACCAAAAAAATATAATATCGATACTGAACAATTAAGTAAATTAGCTAAATTGGGTTGTACTAATAAAGAAATGGGTGACTTTTTCGGTTGTTCAGCAGACCTATTAGAAAAGAGTTATTCGGAATTTCTGATAAAAGGTAGGGCAGAACAAAAAATGAGGTTAAGACAACTTCAATGGGCATCAGCAGAAAATGGCAATGTTACAATGCAAATCTTTCTGGGAAAGAATATGTTAGGTCAGCAAGATAAGATAGAGCAAAATGAATTAGAAGAACCTTTAGTCTGGTCATCAGATTAATGGCATTAACCAAACCTCAAAAGAAAGTAATAAGTAACGAAGCAAGGTTTAGGGTTCTTATTACTGGTAGGCGATTTGGTAAAACATTCCTAGCGATTAATGAATTAGCTAAGTTTGCCAGTAAACCTAATCAAAGAGTTTGGTATGTTGCTCCAACTTATAGACAAGCTAAAGCCATATGTTGGAATGTATTAAAAGAAAAAATGATATATCACAAATGGGTTAAGAACATAAACCATAGTGATTTAACAATTACATTAAAGAATAATAGCCAGATAACACTAAGAGGTAGTGATAATGAGCAATCATTAAGAGGTGTTGGTTTGAATTTCTTATGTATTGATGAGTTTGCAGATGTAAGCCAAGAAGCATGGTATGAGGTTTTAAGACCTACATTATCAGATACAAAAGGTCATGCTTTATTTTGTGGAAGTCCAAGAGGGTTTGGTAACTGGTCATATGAATTATTTAAGCAAGGTGAAACCAATAAAGACTGGGCAAGTTTTAAATATACGACTATTGAGGGTGGTAATGTAGATCAAGACGAAGTAGAGCAAGCAAAACAAGATTTAGATATAAGAACATTTCAGCAGGAATATGAAGCCACATTTGTTAATTATTCTGGAATGATTTATTACAACTTTAATAGACAAAATAATATTATTGAAAAATATCAAAAAGAAACAGCAATTTTACACATAGGTTTAGACTTTAACGTAGACCCTATGAGTGCTGTAATTTGTATTATAGTTAATGAGAAAATAATAGTCGTTGATGAGATACAAATTTATTCCTCAAATACCCAAGAAATGTGTGATGAAATAAAGAATAGATACAAAAATAAACAGATAGTTGTTTATCCAGACCCTAGTGCTAGACAAAGAAAAACATCAGCAGGGGGATTTACTGATTTAAGTATCTTGAAAAATGCA